TTGCTGGTGTGGTGCGCGTCAACACCACGCCAAAGTACCCGAAAGCGTTTTTTAAGAAAGCGCCGCGAGGAGGCGTGCTGAGCCTGCGCGAAATGCCGATTGGCGGCCGAAAGGGCCAGCCGCCAGTAAAGACTGCATACCGAGAGTCACTAGCTACCATGCGGTCGCAACTGGCCGTCGAAATGACTAAGTCGCTCATTAACGCTCAGAAAGACTTGGCGACCAAGTTTCCGCCCAAGACGCCAAGGTCTTAGCCGCATGCCTCTCAAATCCCCCGAAGCCGTTCTGCGTACCGCCCTCGTCGGCAGCACCAACGTCACCACCCTCGTGGGCCTGCGGATCTACCCGGTGCTGGCCCCGGCGACAGCCACGCTGCCGTTCGTAACCTGGCGTCGAACGGGCATCGAGCGTGCCCAGACTCTCGGGCGTCCGGCCGGGATGCCACGGGTGACAGTCGAGTACGGCATCTACGGTACGACCTACGAACAAGCCCGGGACGTGGCCGACCGGATGCGGGTGATTCTGGATGGCTACGGCGGAACCGTGGACAATACAACGGTCAACCAGACGAGCCTGGAAAACGAGTCTGACGACTTCGTGACGCTGGCTGGGGCCGACCTCCCGCCGGTGTACCAGGTGACGCAGACCTACGACGTGTGGTGGCAGGAGAGCTGACGCATGCCGATTACGCCCCATGATTCAACCGGAACGACGTTCGCCTTTGGTGGCACGACGTTTACCGTCACCAGCATCACGTACTCGATCAGCGACCAGGCGGCGGCCGATCAGATCGACGTATCGCACCTAGGGCAGACGACCGGCCAGACTGTTTTGACACTTGCCCGGCCGCTCAAGGGCTCAGCAGGCGACACTGGCAAGGAAGTCACAATTGAGTATCTGCCAACGGCCGGCGGCCCAATTGCTCAGGGGGTCAGCGGCACGCTGACCATCACAGGCGGCGTTGCCCTTAGCGTAAACGCAACGTGTGCGAGCTCGAGCGTCACGCTCACGGTCAACGACGCCGTTCGGGGCTCGGCCTCTTTCCAGGTGGCATAGCCGCCACGGGAGGCCCCAGTGGCGAGTTACAGCACGAACGTCGCCGTCAGTTGGGGCGGCGTGCCGTTTACGGAAGTCGTGGGCCTCGATTGGCAGTACGCCGGCGGCCCATCGAAAGGCCGTAGCGTCGTATGGACTGACGAAGCCGGCAGCGTCACCGTAACGACGTTGGCAGGCGCTAACACAAGCTCGTCCGAGTACGGTCTAAGAAAAACTCTGGCCATCAGCGGCGGCGGCCAATCATTGACACTCAATGCAGTATGGGAGTCGCTGAGCGTGGCTAACGAAGTGAACGGAGTCACCCGGTTCACGGTCACGTTCAAACTCTTGGACAACTGACATGGGACTGAAGGAACAAATTAAGTCAGCCAACGTTCGCAAGCCGCTCAAGGTTCACGTCAAGGATTGGAATCTTGATGTGTACGTTCGCGTAATGAGCGTCGGCGAGCGGGATGATTGGGAGCTTGCCTGGATCGACATTCGCAACAAGGGCATGGAAAAGTTCCACAACTTCCGGGCCTTCTACCTGGTGCGAACGCTGTGCGACGAGCATGGCGTGCGGATCTGGACCGACAGCGAGATGAGCGAAGTGGCCGAGCTCGACGGGGCAGTCATGGGCGAGCTTTTCGATGTGGCCCAGAAGCACAACAAAATCACGGAGGCGGACGTAGTCGAACTAGCCGGCGAGCTTTAGCCTGCGACCGTCTCGGCGATTCCTGTTCATGCTGGCCAGTCATCTTCGCATGACTGTAGGCGAGCTTGAGCAGCGAATGGACAGCAGAGAGCTAAGCGAATGGCTAGCGTTTGCACGGTATTTCCAGCCGCTCGACAACAGCTGGGCACAGACTGGAATCCTAGCCAGCGTTGCGCTAGCGCCTCACACAAGGCGTGGTCGTTGCCCGTCGCCAAACGAGTTCATTCCAGTGGAAAAGCCGCCGCAACACAAATTGCAAATGCAGTCAGTTCTGGAACAAATGACGCGAGATTTGAAGGGCACATGATATGAGCACGGCACTTGGCCTCGCCATGCAGATCAGCGCGAACACGGCCCAGTTGGCGACTGCTGTAGCCGACGTGAACAAGCGGCTGGACTCGCTTGGCCAAGCCGGCAAAAAAGCGTCAAGCGACCTTAGCACGCTCAAGAACATTGAGATCGGCAAGCTTGCGCTGGGCGGTATCCAGGCGGCGACGGGTGCCTTTCTTAGCCTGACCGGTGCCGTCACCGGTGCCGTGACGAGCCTCACGTCTTTTGCGCTCAGCGTCGGCCAAGAGCTCGACGCGCTGAACGACGTGGCCAATCGTACGGGCGTCGGCGTTGAGGCCCTGCAGGCGTACGCCAGGGCCGCAGCTGACACCGGCGTATCCGTTGAGACGTTTGCCAAACAGATTCAAAAGCTGACCATCAACATTGGCCAGGCGTCGCTTGACGACAAAGAGCGTGAAAAGTTTGAGAAACTTGGAATCACGTTTGAAAACCTTAAAAAACAAACACCGGAAAAACAGTTCGAGCAGATTGTCGATTCCATTTCTCGCATTGCCGATCCAGCCGAACGGGCCGCCACGGCCGTGCAGTTCTTCGGAAAGGGCGGCATTGAGCTGGGCGAGCTGTTCACGCTCGGACCCGGGGCCCTGACGAAGATGCGAGAGGAAGCAATCTCGCTCGGGCAAGTAGTCGATGCCGATGCCGTCAAGGCCATCGACAACATGAACGACAGCTTTGCCGCTGTTCAAGCCACCATCAAGGGCCTGGTCGGCACTATCCTGGGCGAGCTTGCGGGCCCAATTAGCACCATAGCGCAGGAGTTGCTTGGAGTCATTCGTGAAGCCGGGCCGCAGCAGATTGCGCAAAACGTCGCCGCTGGCCTTTTGGATTTTATCCAGCTAGCCGGCAATGCGTTTTTTAATCTCGCGTCGTTCATCGAGCAGTTCATTAGAAAGTTTGCGCCTATTCTTGGAATTGACATTCGCAGTGAGGCAGAGAAGGAGTTGCAGGCCCTAAGAGAAACTCAAGCTAGGGCGGCAACAGGTGGAGTTGTTGGCTCGGGTGGCATGGGTGGCGTCGGTCTGCCACAAACACGGGCGCAAGGGCTCACGCCAGAACAGTTGGCACGGATTGCCGAGCTTGAGGCCCAGGTGTCAGCCGAGGCATCGCAAGGCGTGCTCAACAAATTTCAGGCTAATTTTAATGCTGCAATCGACACGGCATCAAAGTCACTTGAGACGCGACTGAAAGACAGCGCTACGAAGACTGAGCCGAACGCCGCCGAAACAGAAACTGTTCGTCAACTGCAGCAAATCAACCGCAATGGACAGATTGGCACCGTGGACATTCTCAACTAGCCATGGCTGTCATCAACTACCGCGAAGTGCTGCCCCGCACGTTCTCGCACAAGTTTGGCGAGGCTCCGACTGCCGAGCGCAAGTTCGTAGCCACCGTGGACGGAGCCACGCCTACGCAGCAGGTGCTCAACGCCATCGGCATTTTCCATGGCAGTGTGCACCCGGAGTACACGTACCTTCGCTGCCTCAATGGCTCGTTCACAGAGCCGGACCAGTTTCACGTAGAGGCCACGTACTCGTACGACTTGCCAAACGTCGGCTCTGCGGAACTCGATCCGAACCCGCTGGCACGCCCGGATGTGTGGTCGTTCTCAACGGGCGGTGCCCAGGTGCCGGCACTGACGTACTACCACGGCGGCGGGAATGGCGACGTGCGACCGCTGGTGAACGGGGCCGGCGATTTCTTTGAGGGGCTGACTACGCTCGAGGCCGAGGTGCGTGCCACGATCGCATGGAACCGCGCTCAGTTCCCGGCCGCATTGGCGGCTGCAGTCACTAACGGCATCAATGGCTCGCCGTACCTTTGGGGCGACGCGCACACGTGGCAGTGTTCGGGCATTTCGTCCCAGAGGCAGTACGAAGTCGTGAACGACTCAGAGATCGGCTACTGGAGCGGCACGACGGAGCTTGTGTACCGGGCGGGCGGATGGAACCTGCAACTTCCGCACGTCGGCTTTCACTACGTAAGCGGCACTGGCGGGCAAAAATTCCAGGTGTACGCCAGAAACAAGGACACGGGGGAGGACGAGGCGGCATCAACGCCGCAGCCACTCAACCAAGACGGCACGCTGAAATACGTGGGCGGCACGTCAGGCCCGCCGGACATCCTTGAGCGTCGCATCTACAGAGAAGTGAATTTCGCCACCTACTTCGGCACACCGCCATCGTGAGGATTCCATGCCAGACGTGAACTATTCCATCAACGGTCAAATCACCAAGGGCGCTCTTTCGCAGTCCTTCGCCGCGTCTGGCGTCACCGCCGACATGGCCACGGCTGGCGTCCTGAGCGTGACGCTGAACCTTGGCACGGCCACGACGCAAGTCTCGACTGCCACACTGGGCTCGCTCGGCGTGTGCTTTGCCAGGTCGCTGGCGACGACGACGACACACACCGTGTCGTTCGGCCGGCTCGACGGCACGGCGCTCTACGAGACGGTGCGGCTCAAGGCCGGCGAGGCTGCCGTGCTGCGGCTCGCAGCTGGCGACTACGCAGCCAAGGCCGCCGTGGCGAATACACGCCTGGTGCTGACCGTCTACGAGGATTGACCGTGGCCGGAGCCAAACGCCCAGACGGCAAGGCGGCCAAGACGGAGCGTGTCACGTTCACGCGGCCGGCGGCTGACCGTATCGCCAAGGTGGTGCGGATCGTGGAGGCCGGAAACCGTGGTGCAGAGGGGCTGACGTTCACGCCGAGGATGACGGGCGGCGGCGGCATCAAGTTTCGGATCTGCACGTTTACCGCCACCTCGACCTGGACAAAGGGCGGCGACAAAGTCGTGTCGTTCAAGTACCAAACCACGACGCCGAACACCGTGACCGCAACCAACCTGTTTGCCGATGTAAGCACCGCCTCGGGCGGCGTTAACTGTGCCATTGCCAAGGAAGGCACGGCGTGGTTTCTGATCGCGGCCGAGTGCCTCACGCAAGCGCCAGAAGAATGATCGACGACCCGCTCGCTCTCGCCGTGCAGATGATCGCCGTCCTGGCGGCGGGCATGTACCCGATCGGTTTCCTCTTTGGCACATGCTCGGACTGCTGCTGCCCGGCGTGCAGTCGGTGCAGCCATCATGCGGAAGGCGACGCCCTCGAAGACCTTGATTTTGCAACAGCGA